AAAACAAAATCTGGTCGATAATTGTATGTGCGTATGAGTATTTGTTCGCCTTGAGCAAATGGTCTTTGGAGTATTGTGAGGGTTTTAGTTGTAGGTTTCCAATTATATTCTATAAAACTACCAAACATACGACCTACTAGTTTTTGATAGCCTGCAAACATATCATATGTTGCTAGACCGCCCATCATACTCCCACTTAGCAAATAGCTGTTTGTATATGCTAGGTTAAATGGTTCAAAAAGGGTGCCGCCAGCGCCATTGCCGCTACGACTTCCTATAGCCCTTCTAAAAATATTACGAACTTGAATAACTTCGTTTGGCAATCGATACTCGTTTACATCTTGTATAAGTTCTAAAAACATATAACTTTCTTCAACAGAGTTGCTGCTTCTCTGACGAAATTTAGTTAACGCTCGATCAAGTGCTAGTTCATAGTGCTTAGGATCTAGTTCAACTTCAACCATGCCGTCGCCCAGCATAGTTCTAACATAGTCAAAAACTCTGTTACGTTCAATTGTGCTGTCCGAAAGTCCTGGATCATCAGGGTAAATATCTGCCATATTAAGTTCTCCTAGTATATTTATCTGGCGATAAATATTCATATGCCACGATTATCATTATACAAGCCCGAACGTGGGCAAGATTACAAATTCATAGATCGCCAAATTTCTGAAATGTTTCAGGTTGGCGGTACTGATGTCTATCTACACAAATATGTCGGAACTGAAGCTATTGACAGTGCCGGGAATATTGTAGCAAAAGACCATACACAAATACAGGATCTAATTTTCTTAGAAAATAGAGATAGAAAATATGACCCGTCTATTTACAGAATTAGAGGACTGTACAACGTACAAAATATCGATTTCAATCTTAGTCAGTTTGGATTGTTTATTGATAACGATACAATCTATATGACTGTTCACATAAACGATTTTATAAAATATATAGGCAGGAAACCTCTTAGCGGAGATGTTTTAGAATTACCACACTTAAAAGACGAATTTGCTTTAAATGATTTTGATGTTGCACTACCAAGATATTATGTTATTGAAGATGTAACAGATAGTCAACAGTTTGCTGACATTTTTAACAAAGAAGCTTTAGATGCCAACGGAGATCCAATGACCGATGGCACTACATTAAAAGATTTACTAAGCACGTACAATAAAGAAGTACAGTTAGTTAACGATACTATACTTGCTGAAGCAGAACAAGATTCAGCAAAGAGCGGATACGAAACTAGACAATTTTTTACTCTAGCGGTTGATCCAACTTCTGGCAAAACTATTATTAACAGGACTGCAGACAATCCTAGTCCAAGTGCAGACAACACAACAGAATCGTCCGACGGTTCATCAGCTGTTCCTGTAAGAACAGGCTACACTGGATATCTAGTTGGCGATGGCTTTCCTGTAAACGGACACTCTTTTGGGACGGGGATTCAATTTCCTCTAGAAGCATTTGCTAACGATTTTTTCCTTAGGACGGACTTTCTACCAAATCGATTGTTTAGATACGACGGTCATAGGTGGATTAAAGTTGAAGATGATGTTCGTACTACAATGACTAATAATGATACTCGAAATACCTTTAAGACAGGATTCATTAATAACAGTAATTACATTTACAATGATATTGTAGAATCTGATTTCATAGACTTAACTAAAGGATCTCATATTATTAATACGAATATTCTATTTGCAACAGTAGCACCATTTGTTGAATTTAAACAAAGTGTACTAGTGTTTGGCTACAAGTTCTCAGATTATGATCCTCCTATTATTAGTAATAATGCTGGTAAACTAAGGATTACATTACCTGTAATTAACAGTATACAACAAGTTATTCCCGAAGACGGAACTTGGAGAATTAGTTTGTGTAATCACAGAGAAGCACAACGACAGAGTCTTAGCAAAGCTCTTAGACCAAAGGCAGATTTATAATGCAACATTTTTACGATGGACAGATAAGAAGATATTTGCTGCAGACTATTAGAGTTTTCAGTAATTTTGTTGTTAAATTTGGCGACGGGTCTTTACATAGAGTACCAGTAATGTATGGAGATCCTGACAGACAATCTGCAACAGTATTAAGACAAAACAGCGAAAATGTAGTCAATAGTGCTCCAAGAATTTCAATTTATATTAGTAATTTAGAACTTGACAGGGACAGACTAAGTGACAGTACCTATGTGGGAAAATTACATATTCGAGAAAGAGAAATTGATAATGGGGATTATACTCAAGGACAAGGCAGAAATTATACAGTAGAACGTCTTATGCCAACTCCTTTTAAATTAACTATGAAGGCAGATATTTGGACTACAAATACTGACCAAAAATTACAAATCTTAGAGCAAATTCTTGTGTTGTTTAATCCTAGTTTAGAATTACAAACTACAGACAATTATGTAGACTGGACTAGTCTTAGTACATTGAATTTAACTAGCACTACATGGTCTAACAGAACAATTCCTTCTGGAACAGAGTCTACTATAGACATAGCAACTCTTGCTCTAGAGACACCAATTTGGATCAGTCCGCCAGTTAAAGTTAAGCATCTTGGTGTTATTACAAACATTATTACCAGCATATATTCTGATTCAACATTTATACCTGATAGATATATTGAAGGATTAGGAATCCCGTTAACCGACGGAACTACTGGGTTAAGTAATTTAATATCGCAAGAACGAACTACAATTACTGACTACAATCTACAAGTTTACGGTAGCAAGGCTGTATTATTAAGTAAAAATGAAAGCAGTATACCCGACGAACCAACTTTAGATATTCCCGTCCGACAAGGTCTTCCAATCTCTTGGCTAAGTGTACTAGAACTATATCCTAAAAAATTCGTTAACGGATCGAGTTTGTTATTTTTAACTCAACCTGATGGGACAGAAGTTGTTGGTACTACTGTCGTAAATCCTTTAGATGACACACTTTTAGAAGTCACGTGGGATCAGTCAACATATCCGTTAAACAACGGTATTGACAGTAATGGTAATATAGAAAGAATTGACATAGAATACGATGCTAGTAACAAATACTCATCTGATAGCACAGGAGTATTCCATGCTATAGTTAACCCTCAAACTACAACACCTACAGATTCAAAGTTACCTAGTAAAATAGCAGGCCGCAGATATTTGTTAGTGGATGATATCGGTAGTGCTGATAATGACGACGGTGCAGATGCATGGAAGGGAACAAACGATTCTGATTTAGTTGCATTTGCCAATGACATTATTGAATGGACAGGTACTCAGTGGAATGTAATTTTTGATAGCAATCAAAAGAATGACATACTCATCTATCAAACAAATATATATACAGGAGTGCAATACAAGTGGGACGGCGTTGCATGGACTAAATCGTTTGAAGGCGAGTATAAAGCAGGGCTATGGAGAATAGAATTATAAAGGATCGTATTGTTTGTAGCGGAGCATTATTTTATGCTAAAGAAACACGACGATTTTTATTATTACAAAAAGCCCATGGGAAACACGCAGGGACCTGGGGACTAGTCGGTGGTACTAATTTTCAAGATGAAAATCCTTGGCAGGGCTTACAAAGAGAAGTACTAGAAGAGATTGGTCTTAGTCCTAATATTATTAAAACTATACCGTTAGAAACTTTTGTATCAAACGACAAAGTATTTAATTTTCATACTTATTTGTGTGTAGTTGAATCAGAATTTATACCTAAACTTAGCGAAGAACACATTGCCTATTCTTGGGCTAATATTGACTATTCGCCTAAACCCCTACATCAAGGCTTAAAAAATAGCTTTTCTAGTAGGATAATAAGAGCTAAATTACAAACAGTTTTTGACTTAGTTAACCTAATTTAGCAACGCCGCATTATTGGTAAATAATGATATTAGAGGATTTTTGCCAGTATGTCAGAAAAAACAATTAGGCTGAAGGGCACTGAAGAGCTATTTCTTAATCAATACCGTTTTAACGACGGTGAAATTAGATACAATAAGGACCAAAAAACCTTAGTTCTTTTTGACGGATTTGAGAAAGGCGGAATACCCCTTTTAAGAGCCGATCTTTCAAATATTTCAGGTGGTGGCAGTGGCGGCCCTGGAACCGTAGATTTTGGATCAAAGACG